ACGTGGGACACTTGAATTACCTCGGCCTGATCCGCACCGCATAAACGGCCTCGCGGCGCGGCATTCGGCTGATAACCGCCAGGGGTTCAGCCGAGCGGCCATCAGACCGCGCCGCGCCGTACCTGATTCTAGCGCATGGTGGTATCATAGGCGCGAAAGGGGTTCAGCCATATGGCAGACGGTACCGGAAACTGCGCCACTAACGCAAGCGACATAGTGGTGCTCAATCAGAAACTGCAGTACGACAGCGCGGCCCAACTCCAGCATCAGAGCCTGGCAGATAACCAGGAAGATGCGCGGGCATGGGCGCAATTGAAACTCCGCGTGGCGCAGAACGCCGCGACGGTCGATCACTTCCTTAACATCACGGCGGCGGCCTCGACCGCGACCGCCGAGCAGACTGGCCAGACAGAGGAGGATCAGACGGTCTCGCCCGTGCGCACGGCTACCGGCGATGCCATCGTGGGCGGCGTCGGCGTCTCCGCCGAACAGATCGCGGCAAATATCGCGAACATCGCGACCGCGCTCACTCCGGTGCTCGCGACCGCTCTCGCGACCGCTCTCAGTCAAACCCTCACCAGCGTGCTGCCCGCGCTCGTGACGGCCATTGGCGGCGCGTCTACGCCGAGTCAGACGCAGCCGAAGACGGCGTAAGCTATGACGACGAATTGGAAGACCACGCTCAGCGGCTGCATCACGTCAGCCGCTGGGCTGGTGCTGGCCTTCAATGGGGCAGGGATCGCGGAGCCGAAGTGGCTGGTAGTTACCGCTGGCTTCGTGCTCGCCGGCGGCCTTGCCTCCATGGGAATCGCTGGCAAAGACCATGACGTCACGGGAGGGACGCGACAGCAATGAGATACCGCAAGTTATTCCCGCTGGCGCTGCTGCTGGCGGTCATTCTCATCGTCGCCGGGTGCGGAGCCAACTCCGCTGTCACGCACCCCGGCCAACTCAACGCCTTCGACGGCACGGCGTACGACACGCTGATCGCCGTCCAAGCCTCGATCCAGCAAGCCAAAGCGCTGGAGCCGCAATTCCCGCAGTACAAGTCCGCGCTCGATGACGCCATCGCCGCGTACAACTCGGCAATCGCGGCCTACAAGCTGTACCACACCCAGGCGGCCGGCGCGCCCGCTACAGCCGCGCTGCAAATCCAGATCACGACGTTGGTCAACTCGGTGGCTGCACTGCTGACGCAGATGGGGGTCAAGCTATGAGCATCCTCGCCTTGATCCTCCAGATTCTCGGCATCGCGGCCGGCGCCGCCCAAACCGCCCTGAAGGATCCGACAGCCACCGCCGCCGATGCGCTCGCCCAGGCCCTGATCCAGATCGCGAGCGCAGCAAACGCGGCACACCAGCAGGTCGCGGGCAAGCCAATCGACCTGACGCAACTGCAATCCATTGACCCGGTGCCCTGACCGGCGTACAATCGTTGCATCTCCTTTCTCTGTTTTAAGCTCCTGAGCCCCTCGATCCCGCCCAAGGGTCGAGGGGCTTCGCTTTTTGGTCGTAGTACCTTGTTAACTTCAGATAGCTTGCGCCAAATCCAGTATGGCCGCATACTGTAAACAGATCGAATCCATCGATCGGGAGAAAAAAAATGACACAGACGATCACAGAATATCGGCTCATTACCGCCGGACTCAAACCGCGAGACGTCGAGCCACGTACTTATCCCACACTGGTCGACGCGCACGCGGCGGCAACATGGGGCGATGAACTGCAATCGCGCTCCGTAACCATCATGACCGAGAAACGCTACGGTGCCTCGTCTCCTGACTGCCCTACCGGAGTATGGACCACAGAAGTTGGTAGGACGGCGACCCAGTGGGTAGATCACAGGCTCGCCAAGACGTCATAGGAGCTACTGAGAGCCCTGGGATTCCAAGGAGCTTCAAGGAGAACATCATGATAAACCACAGCTTCGACCGAGACGGCGGTATGGATCACGTTCACAATGCGGCTCATCTCCGCAAGATTCTGGAGACAACCGAGCACTGGCCCAACGTCGTGTATGGCGACACAGTGGGCGGCATGAGCTTCAACGCTAAAGAGAATGACATCCTCATTGCCGCTGAGAAGAAAAACCGTCCGCACTTGGCGTGCGGCTGGCGGCGGGTGTGGTATCAGTTGCAGTGCTGGACCATCATCAACTGCCAGCCTGAAGCCGCCGACGAAATTGCAGAGCTTGCGGAAGCCCTGGAGAGCTGGGATTCCAAGGAGCTTCACAGATGAGAGCAACGCTTTTGTTTCACGCCAACCTCGATTCAGGCTTCCGCTCATTCATTCAGGCACAGAAGAGCGGTGGCGAGGCGTACTATACGCTTCACTTCACGCAGGGGCTTGGCGAGGTCTGCCTATTCCTCGATGACGCCCAGTGCCGCCAGCTCATGGACGTGCTGGGCTCGCGGCCTGACCTGCCCAAGTCGGACGCGCAGATCGACGCGGAGGCCGAGCCGCTGGACCCGATGGAGCACCAGAAGACCCGCAACGCCGCGATCGCTGAACCGCTGCGCAGCGTGGTCAACGCGATGTCGCCCCACGTTGGAGGCGAAGATGCCCCCTTCTGAGATCGTCACCACCACCGGCCAGCAGCAGTCGCTCATGCTGCCGCGCGAGGAGCCGACGCTGCTCGACGTCATCAGCGCCATCGTGCGTGATCCCTCCGTGGATGTCGCGCGACTGGAGGCGGTGATCGGGCTCAAGGAGCGGATGGAGGCGAGGGACGCGGAGAAAGAGTTCAATCGCGACTTCGCGGCGGCTATGATGGAGATGCCGCGCGTCGCCAAGCGGGGCCGGAAGGACATGAAGGAAAAGGGCTGCATCATGTACGCCACGTACGAGGATCTCGACGCGGCAATCCGGCCGATCGAGACCAAGCATGGCTTCGCGCGCAGCTTCAGCACCCGCGCCAACGACAAAGGGCCAAGCTCAATCATGACGCTGCACTTGACACACCGCGCCGGCCACTCGCGCACATCGGAGCGGCTGTGCCGCCCGGACCCAGGACCGGGCCGCAACGACATCCAGGCCGAGGGCAGCGGCGAAAGCTACGGGCGCCGCTATCTGACGCTCGGCGTGTGGAATATCGTCACGGTGGGCGCCGATGACGACGGCGACACCGCGGAGCCGATCACCAACGCGCAAGCGCTCGACATCCGGACTATGCTCGACTATCTCGCTATGACACCCACGCAAGCCGAGAAGTTTTGGGCCTGGGCGGAAGTGCCGAGCAAGCAGCCCGAGCAGATCCAGCGGTGCCAGTGGGACAAGATCAACCGTTGGCTCAGCGACCGCGTGAAGGCGGTGGAAGGGGGCAAGCGTGCCTAACTACCGCTTCGACCTCGCGCAAGGCTCGGATCTTTGGCTTGACGCGCGTCTCGGCATTCCCACAGCCAGCGAGTTCGACCGCATCCTGACGCCAGCAAAGTTGGAACTATCAAAGTCCAGTCGAGCGTACATGTGTCGCAAACTCGGAGAGTGGATGTACGGCGCGCCGCTCGAAGCGTTCGTCTCGCCGTGGATGGAGCGCGGGCAGCAACTCGAGGCTGAGGCCGTCCGCTACTACGAGATGGAGCGCGACTGCGGGGCGGTCGCTGTCGGCCTCGTGCTCACCGATGACGGCACGGCGGGCGCGTCGCCGGACCGGCTGATCGGCGACGATGGCCTACTTGAAATGAAGTGCCCGGCGTTGGAAACGCACGTCGGCTACCTCTTGGATCCCGGCTCGCTGCTGGCCGAGTATCGGCTCCAGGTGCAGGGGCAACTCTGGGTTTGCACCGACCGCGAGTGGTGCGACGTCATGTCGTACTACCCCGGATTCCCGGCGGTCATCGTGCGGGCGATGAGAGATGGCAAGGTGCAGGACGCGCTCTCGCAGCACATCCCGGCCTTCGTCGAGACCATGCTCCGCTGCCGCGAGAAGCTCACGCAGACGTACGGCGAACTCCGGCGCGAGCGCGTGCAGGTCGAGCAGCGCGTCGAGGCATCCCGCGCGGCTTTCGACGAGTTCATGTCGTCACCGATCGGCGGAGCCGTATGAGAGAGAAGATCCTGTCGACCGGATGGC